GGCCGGTTTCGGATGATAGGGATCTGGAAGGAATCCTCCAGACCGAGAGAAGTACAAACACTTCTTCTCATCCAGGCTATGAGCAGTCTTAGCGTAACCCCGGACTGGGGTGCGCTTGGCCTTTCTCACCTTCTGTTGAAACTTGCGGACCGCTATCCTAATGGATGGCGCATTACCGCTAGGTAACACAGAACGACGGAAGTAAAATTCCGTAGCCCGGATTCGACCCAAAGTGGCTCGATATGCGTCCTCAATTGAGAGACGCTTCGTTGCCGAGTCGTCCATGGGCATAGTTGACAGTATTGCCATATTGAATTTCGACATTTGTCTAGATTCTGTGACAACCTGTTCTAACCATCCTCGAGCCGCCCTATCCAAAAATGTGGATTGGGAGGGCTCCCCGATGGAAAGTCCAAGGCCTCCAATCAGGTCCACAACCGTGGCCTGAGAGAGGTACTGCAACCATGCGACATGGTCTGTTGAACTCCTTTTTGGTACTAATGGTACATTAATACCGCCATAGGAGTTCGGAGCGGAAATAGGTATCCCTAGCCGATCGGCTAGCCTCATCATATAATAATATGGTGAGCACCTCCATAGGAACTTTGGGAAAGGTTTCCTACCCGGGGCATCAGGATCACCCGCGATTGCGAGTGACTGTGTGGCCCAGGTTACCTGACCCTTGGATCCGCCAGGGGGCGATACCAACACGCTCAGTGACTGAGTGGGCACGGGAAACCCGTGCTCGTATGTCACCTCTGCGATTATGCTTCTTGAGGGATGATGGAAACACTTGCCAATTGACAATTGTCCTCCCATGGAGATAAAAATCTTATTATATAAGGTTTTTCTCCTTTCATCCCAGCGGGGCTTTTGGGCGTCATCGCCCACTCCCTTCAAGATAACATCATCACGTCTAAGACCCTTATGGTACTTACCCCTCTTCTCTCGTTTAGAGTAAGGGTACACCTTTAATGTCTGCGTAGCAGCATACAATGTATGAAGCATTAAAGGCGGGAAAGATGTGGGATCTCCCATCATCTGTCCAGTACTGGTAAGGATACCAGGCATGGCGTTTAGGTCGTCGATCCATTCATCTACGATTCGTAAGATGACATCGGCGTGTCCTAATGGTGTGCGTGTTACCTCCGTAGGATCATTCAATTTTGAATCATCAAGGAGGGGCGCACGGGGGTACTGCCTAACTAAACCCCATGGTATAAGATCGTCTTGGTCGTACAACTCCTTCGTTGAAGGATTGACCATGAGTTTCTTTACCCCGAATAGCAAGTTGTAATACTTGACATACGGCTGCAGGCACGGATAGTGCTCTGCAAGAAGTTCGTAGGCAGTTTGGGTAAGCCACTGAGCATGGAGATCAGTTGCGGCGGTTGCGTCCTGGGAATACCAAGGACCCAATTCTCCCCGCAAATCCATGCCTAGGCGGCCCCCCAAGGCCTCAGAAAACCTGGGATCGTTGATCATAACATGATCAAGTACTCTCCGAAGTATCTGTTGGACTAAGTTCGCGGCGGTCAAACTGGCCGTTGGGAATCGCGTCTTAAGCCCCTTTTCTTCCGCTACAATAGGAAGGATGGGTAAATATTCGACTTTGTCTAATATATATTCCGTCCCCTTCTTAAGGTAGAACTGAAGATTTTCAGAAATGCCCGGTAGCACCTCCTCGAGGTGTTCCCAGTCCCCTCTGAACAGCTGTGCAAAGTCACCTTCAAATCTATAGGATTTGTG